GGCTAAATCAGGACCTTGTGTAAAGGACGTTGAAGCTGCAGAGTTAGTTATTTCAAACTGATTGACAGCAGATGAAGTAGTGTTAAATATTATCTGCTCGTTACCATTCTCGTCTGCAATAAAGTGGTCATTGTCTATAAGTATATTGTGGCTGTTGGTGTCGAGGTTGCCACCTAACTGTGGAGATGTATCACCAACTATATCAGATAAACCTCCAAGAGCAGTAGAAAGAGAAGCAAGAGTAGCTTTTCTTAATGCACTAGCAGAATTATCATGGATAAGTATTGTATCGTTTGATGTATCAAGAGATGTCTCAGCAGTCTGTCCTGTTATAACATTTGCGTTTACCATTGCAGTTTCAACAGCACCACTTGCTATTGTTATTGCACCTGCAGAAGATATAGTTACGTCACCTGATACAGCCACAGGGTTGAAGTTAGTTCCATCAGCAACCATAATGTGACCACTGGTGTTTGTACCCATTGTGATGTCATCACCTGTTACTGTTAAGTCACCTGTTACAACAACATCACCACTAAAGGTTGCTTTACCATTAAGAGCCATGTCAATGTCTAAGGCTGTTATGGCTGAACTGCCGTCTGTTCCTTTAATTGAAAAGTTCTTATCTGCAACACTTACCGTAAGTTCAACATCGCTAGAGTTGTTTGCTATGTCTAGTATGGATGTTCCGTCAGATTTAAATGTAACATTGTTACCTGCAGCATCAAGAATAATATCTCCTGATGAATCTAGTGTTATATCTGTTCCGTCATTTGTTATGGTATCTAGTGCAATAGAACCTACGTTAGAGATGTTTGAGTCTCCAAAGTCCATTGTACCTGTAACAGTTAAGTTACCACCAACTGCTAAGTTACCTGATATGTCTGCAGCACCATTTATATCTATGGTTGTTGCATTTATTTCTATTTCAGTATCTGCTACTAAGTCTAACACACCGTCTGCAGACTGATGTATGTATGTACCACTGTCTCCAAATTGTAGCTGTCTTGAACTATTTATTAGTAGCCCTGTGTCAGCAACGTGTGTTAATGTTGTATCTGTGTCTGCACCAAAGCCAAGAACTGCCGCATCTGATTTTAATGTGAGGTCATCACCAACAGTTGCATCTGCTGATATCTCTAGTAGTGGTGTTGTTATTTCTACTTCTGTGTCTGCATCAATGTCTAGCTGACCATCTGTGCTTGAGCTAACGGATAAAGCACTGTCTCTGAATGTTAGCTTGATTGCATCGTTTAGTAGCAGGGCTGTGTCTGCTACGTGTGTAAGTGTAACGTCATTGTCAGCACCAAAACCTAGAACAGCAGAGTCGCTGTCTAGTTTAAGGTCATTACTTACTGTGACTGCAGTGGAAGCATTTAGGTCTATTGTTGCTTCACCATCTATTCTTAGCACACCGTCAGAGGACTGTTGTAGGAATGTGGCAGTATCACCAAACTGTAACTTTTCTGTGGATGCTACAAGTATGTCATCAGAAAACTCAAAGTTATCGGCTGACACATCCCATTTTAATACCCCAGTGTTACTACTACTAGTAAATGTAATAGCTGTATCTGCTGTAGTAGTTGAAACACCAAAAGTAAGTGTGTTACCTAATAGTTTTGTGATAGGACCACCTTCGGCTGTAGTGCCGTCATGTGTGTGTCCTGTTGAGGCTGCAAAGGCGGCTAATAACTTATTAAATTCGTCATTAGTGTGGGCAGCCGTGATAACATCACCGTCACTGTATGTTGACTGTCGTGTGTATTCTGCTCCCATTTATCTTCTAGCTCCTGTTTGATATTCCATTTGAAATCCCCTAAGTGCGTAAGGGGCTGTTGTTCCGTTGTCGTCAACTCTTAATGCTACGGTAAACCCTGATCCTTCTACTGACTGTCGTAACAAAGGCTCTGACTGTCCACCGTATGTTGCTGTGCCGTAAACTCCTGTGCCGTATACAGCCACAATGTCACTAGCTGTAAGAGAGTAGGCTGCAGGTCTTGGTGCGTTTGGGTCTTCATAGTCGTACCTAAGAAACATATCAGCACTAATAGAAGACTCTGGTTTGTAGCTTACGAGAACACGGTGCATGTGTTTACGTATGCCCACATCTCCAAAACTTAAATCAGGACTTCTATACTTACCTGCTATGGCTGTGCCATCAAAATCGTTACCTGTTTCTTGTCTGTATACATAGCCACCATCTCCTCCGTGTATAACTATTGTCTCAGTGGCTGTTGACACGGTGTCTGTTGACGTAGGTCGCATACCTTTTACTTGTGCAAACTCAAAAGACTGTCCTCTTAGAGATGTTAACACACCCTCTGTTGTAGCTTGTAAGACACCTGACTTTGTAAAAAACACTCTGTACTGTGTTTTGTTTGGTATAACTACTGATCTAAATCCACTAGCGTTTGCAATGTTATCATTAAACACAGACTGCACAGGGGAGCTTATAGTACCAAGTTCAACGTCACCAATTCTTGCTGTACCTGCAACGGTTCTTAGTCCGTCTGGTGCAAGGAATATTAAGTCACCTGCAAATTCTTGTATTGTCTGTCCGTTTACACACCCAATGTTTCTAGTAACCGGTGTCATTGTAAAATCAAAGCTTGTTGATCCTGACAGTTTAAATATTCTGCTTTCACAAAAAATAAATAAATCTTGTCGGAAAACTTTGAGTCCTACTATTGTGTCGTCAACCTTTATGCTTCCTGCACCAAGAGCTGCAGAAAAATCGTCTTCAATAAAAGGCGAGCTAAACACTATCTCTTGTGGTGCGCTTGACATACCTGCGTAGAACATATGGTCTTTAAACGCTACTACAAACTTAGCACCTGATACTGCAGGGGGAAATAAGTCTGCTATTATATCTCCTATTGCGTGATCTGCAGCAGTGCTACTTGATGTTGCTCTTGTGACACCTGTAAAGGTAGTAGCTGTTTTTCCTGTATACGTAAAGGTTTCATTATTTAGTATAAAAGTCCCAGTGCTACCAAACTGTGATGTATCCCTTACTGTTATAGTCCCTGAAGCGCCTGTCATACCAGTGCCTGAGGCTATTGCAGCTAGTAGCACAGTGGCTTCTCCTGTTCCTACTTCACCAGATTGAGAAACATCTGAAGCTGTAAATGATGTATTAAAAACTGTTGGTGCATTGTTTCCGTCTGCAACTATAAGTTTATCACTGCCATCAAAGTTAAATCTTTCAAAGGTATATACACCTGCACTTGTTCTGCCATTATCTCGCTCTGTCCAAGACCCACTTCCTGCAGAAGCTGTGAATATCTTCTCTCCTCTAGCTGCAACTATTGTATCATTAAATATACAAGAAAGCAAGACTTCTTCTGTTGATGCACTAGTCTGTGGAACTACGTTAGTATTATACTTAGCGAAACCGTTTATACGTCTGTAGCCACCATTAATGTCTGGCTCAAAGTTAATAAGCTCTAATGCTTCGCCAGGTTGCATACCAAAGGTAGATTTGTTTAGTACCAATCCCCCCTGCAAAGGAAAGGCTGCAGGAGATGTCTGCGAAAGATCAGGCATTAATTCAACGCTCCTGAGCTAAAGTATCCTGTGGGTTGTTGTATTACTGTGGAGCGTACATATTCGTATTTATTTATCAATAAACTTTGCATGTTCTTTAGTCCTTGTTCAAAGCGACTAAAATTAAGTTGGTACTGTGTTGTCTCTCCTCTGTACTGATAGACGTATGCTGTAGCTCCATCTAGTATTACAGCGTCAAATCGTGCAGGTATCGTTGTTGTGTCACCGTGTGCAGAAAGATCTGTAGGAAAAGCAAAGTAATCAAACTTTAAAGTGTATGCTCTGTTGGGAAACGGAAACAATAGAAAGTTATTATCTAATGTTCTTACTATGTATCTAGGGACAGCACCATTATCAAATTGTGCTACAGATGTGCCGTTGTCGTGTGTGGCAGCTGTAGTGCTGTTAGCACCTCGTGTACAGCCTGTTAATGTATTGGTGCTAATACCTGTGTATGTTATCTCTTCGTTTTCTATAAAAATAGTTCCTGCAGTATCAAAGCCTGTGGAACTTGTAAGGTCTATTTCTGTCTCACTAGCATCTAATGCTTCAGCTAGTGTTGTTGTAACTATCTCGTCTTCTTGTGTTATGCTCTCGTTATTAACATATTCGTTGTATTGCATTATCCTTAGATTTGCACCTGATGCTCCTATGGTGCTGTCTTTAACTATCCTAGCTGTATTATAATCTACATGCTTTGCATCGGTAGGTATACTGTATCTTACAATACCTGGAGATAATGTTTGTGATTTAGTGGTGTGATTAAAAGGATACTGAAACTCCCTTTGATTTATATATCGTATTGATTCATTAACAGCGTTTTGTGCTTGAACCTGTATACCTCTCGCATTGGAGAAGTTAGAAGAGGTGAGTTGCACTTCGTTTAATCTTGCTAATACACTATTTGTTAATGATAAAAAAGTTGCCATTCACCTTGCCTTAATAAAGTAAGAGGCAGGTTGCCCTGCCCCTCACAAATTTATGATGTTACGCTAATAGATCCCTATCTACGTCAACAGCACCGTCTGCAGCAAACGCATTTACTGTTTCATCGCCTATTGGAGAAATATCCATAAGCA